GATGGCCGGCTGGAGATCGACAACAACATCGCGGAACGCGCGCTACGCGGCGTCGCCATCGGCCGCCGCAACTGGCTGTTCGCCGGTTCGCGCGTGGGCGGTGAACGCGCCGCCGCCATCTACACCGTCATCCAGACCTGCAAGGCCAACGGCGTCGACCCACAGGCCTATATCGCCGATGTAATCGCCAAAATCGCCAGCGACTGGCCGGCCAGTCGCTGGGATGAACTCCTGCCGTGGAACTGGGTAGGCGAACCTGCCAAAATGGCGGCATGAGCGCCGAAACCATCGCCCGCCTCCATATTGTCCTGAACGACATCGAACCCGCCATCTGGCGCCGGGTCGACGTGCCGGTCACTGCCAGCCTGAAGATGCTCCATGACATCATCCAGGCCGCCATGGGCTGGGGGCATTACCACCTGTGGCATTTCGAAGCCGGAGACCGGCGCTACGGTGTGCCCGACCCGGCATGGCCGGACCACGGCATGGCTGCGGCGCGGAACGTCAAGCTCGCGGTGCTCCTCGACCGCGGCGTACGGGAACTCCTCTATACCTACGACATGGGTGATGACTGGCGGCACACCGTCACCGTCGAAAGCATCGGCTCCGGTGAGCCGGACCAACAATATCCGCGCTTTGTCGATGGCGCGCGACGTTGTCCGCCCGAGGATGTCGGGGGGCTACCCGGCTTCGAGATGTTCCTCGATGCCATGGCCGACCCGACCCACGAGGAGCACCATCGTCTACGTGAATGGTACGGCGGCCCTTACAATCCCGACGATATCGACGAACGCCTCACCCGACGCGCCGTCGCCGCCATCGCGGGCCGCCGCCATGCCGGGAAGATCGCCTACCTGAAAAGCCGAGCACAATAGCAAGGCGGCCTACCGGCCACGCTTACCGAGAAGGTCGAACGAGACATTCACCTCGTCACCGAACTTCGCGCTGATGGCCATCTTGTTGACCATCGCACCTGAAGCAGCTTCGACCAGAGCCGAACCAGCTGCACCGGCCTGGAGAACGGAGAGAACCGAGAAGGTGCTATCGGTGCTGCCTGCCTTGAGAGTTTTGGTGCCGGTTGCGGTGAACTTGCCGGAAAGCGCGCTCTCCATCAGGGCAAAGTAGAGGGGAGCGGACTGAAGGCGCATTTCCAGCGAGCCGGAGCCCGTGACCATGCCGCGCTGCATACCGTTGCCCGCACGGCCTGGACGCTTGGTGTTGGATGCGATCTCGTTCGCGGTGAACGCGATGATCGACTGGTCTGCCTTCGCAGGGATTTCGTAGCGCGATGCGCTTGCAGTTGGAAGAACGCCAGCAGTAGTCTCGGGTACAAGCGAGAACGTGACGTCCGATGGATTAATCAATGCCATACGGGCTCCTCAAAATAGTTGACGAGCCTGAAACTGGCTCGCGACTATTTATTTGAGCCTCCGCATGACCTGACTTATTGGTCTGTTGTCTTCCGACTGGAATGCCAGAACACCATTGCGTTGATTAGGTGGAACTCTTGATCGCCTCGCTTGTAATTGCTGGGCGCGCTCTTGAGATTGTCCACGACAAGCTTCTTGTCGGCGCTGCGCCAGCCACGGAACAGGGCGTTGAACTGGTCGCGAACGTCGTTGCCCGGCCCGGTGTAGAGGCCCTTGGGAATGAAGATTTGCAGGGTGGCTGTGCCTTCCTGTCGGATGATCGGGTCGAGCCCCGTTGTCACCGGCTTGCTAATGCCAGGGTTGACGATCCAGCGCGTCCACACTCGTGTTTCGTCAATGGCCTGATCTGGCTGGTTCTCGACCAGCAGCTGGATCGCCTCCACGTCCATGTTGTCCATGAGGCGATTGGTCAGCGCGGTGATGTCTTTCTGGATCATGGCTTGAGCCCTTTCACGGCGGACACGACGGCATTCTCCACCCATCCGGCTGGAGCCTGTGGGCTGTGACCGTTGGCGAGCGCGCTCGCATATTCGGTGTTGTTCTCGATTTTGCCGTTCTCGAATGGCTTGGTCGGCGTCTCCACCGTCCAGTTCCCGCGGAACCTGCCCGTATCCACGGGGCTGGCCATCACGAGGTTTGCATGAGCATCGAGCGTGACCTTCGCGGCCACCTCGACGGTCTTCTCTTCGACCATCTTTGCGATAGCGCCGTGCTTGCCGGTCAGGTCGGATAGGTCGATTTTGATCATGCGACCTCCGCGATGTAGACGATGGCCTGGCTCTGTGGCGCAATGCGCGTGACCTTGCCGATCTGCCAGCTGAGCGAGCCCATCGTCAGCGTGTCACCCTCGTGGGGCTCTGCGAGCATCGTAGCGACGCTTTGCAGCGTTTTGCGGCCATCGGAGCCCGCGACCTCGATCGGCCCCACAACGGCCTTCGTAGGGCGTCCTTGGGGCTGCCCGCCGGCGGATGCGCGGCCCGCACGCTTTGCAGCGTTGGAGGTGTCAGCAGGCGCGGTGCCAGTCAGCGTCGCGTCTGTGCCCAGCTCCGTGAGCAGCTCGACCGCAAGGGGGTAGAACTCGTCATATAGGTTCATCAGCGCACCAGCTTTCCAAACGAGACGCCGGGTGCAGTGGTGGCGACCAGGAATGGTCGAATAGCGGCGGTGATGTAGGGGTAGGGATCAGAGGAGCCCTGGAAATACTCCAGTTCCTTCTTCATGCCAGCCAGTTCCTTCTTCTCCGTCTTGAGCATCTGAGGTGCGCCAACAGAGGGAGGGGCAATCTGGAACGTGCCTGCCAAGCGGCAGACTAGACCGTCGAAGATGCGCTGCTCGTCCACCGAGAGGGTAGTGCGGACCTTGTATACGGAGCGAATGTAGTCCTCTGCATCCTGCAAGAGTGCAGATGCTTCGGTATTGTCCAGGCTGCTCCAAGCGGTATTCCCGCGTGCGGACTGGTATGCGTTTGCGAATGTGACTGTAGCCATGAAGAACCTCCAAGCTATTTAGAGGAGCCCGAGACGACGAAGGCCGCCCTCCGAAGAGAACGGCCCTGTGCGTAAAACCTCTGCCGATTAAGCGTTGGTCTTGAGGATCGCGATTGGCACGTTCTTGCGGTCGAACTGGCGGGTGAAGCTGCCAGCTGCGCGGTACTGAGCCAGGGTTGGCGACTTGGTGCTCGCCGAAACTGCGGCAGCGCACGAGAAGCCGATTGGGTGGATGATCAGCTGCTTGCGCGAGTACAGACGGTCCTCGCCGAAGCCGTTACCAGCCGAAGGGTCACGCCAAATCTCGGTGCCGTTTGCAGGCGATGCTTCGCCGTATGCGAATGCGCCCTGACCGAGCAGGTAGCTGGTGTAGGTCTTGCGGTTGGTGCCCTGCACAACCGGAACGGTGTCGTCGATGATGACGATCTTTCCGTAGTAGGTTGTGAACGGACGGGTGGCGGAAGGTGCTTGGAAAGCGGTTGGCTCCAGCTTCATCAGGTTGGTGAAAATCTGCGAGTGGAAGATGGCAACGCCCAGCTTGTCCATCGCGTCGCCCATGGTCTGGTGTGCGTCCAGGATGGTGCCGAAGTTGACCGACTGAGCAGCGGTAGGCGCACCAGTTGCGTCGTTCGCGAGGTTGAGAACCATGTCGCCGCCGTTCGATGCGACGTTGGTTGCTTCGATGCCTGCCAGCTTAGCGAGGACATTCTGCTGATAGTCCTGTGCCCAGTAGGTGCCGACGATGCTTGCGACGTAACCCAGAGCGTCCGCGCCCGAGACTGCCGAAGCCAGCTGCATGACCGACCAATCCTTGCTGCGGAAGTCCGTACGGCCAATCTGCGAACCAGCGGTGACGTTAGCCGAGGTGGACTTAACGGTGGGATCGTCCGAAGCGACGTTGCTCTCTACCCATGCGAATGGATTGAAGTGAGGAGCCTCGAACACTGCGCCGCCAGCGGCTGCATGGGTGTCCATGTCGCTCATGTGGGCGACGACGTTGGAAGCGATGAGAGCAGACTTTAGAGTGGTCTGCTGGCGAGCATAGGCAGTGAATACCTTTGGCTCGATGAGATTAGAAAGCTGAGTGGTTGCCATGTTTGGCTTGACCTCCGATTTGATGTTGCCAACCGGGCAACATCAATCGTTGCCGGGCCAATCCTTTTGACTGGCCCGCTATTTAGTCTGGCTTTTTAGCGGGAAGCAGAAAGAGGGTGGTAGCCTCGGCTACCACCCCATTTCACTTAGATGTTGTTGAGGTAGCCGTTGCCGGTTTCGGTTGCCCAAGCTGCTGCCGCTGCTGGGTCAGTCTGCTTGAGCGTCTGGAATTCGCCGAGGCTGAATTCCTTGCCCGCCACCGGGTTGGTTTTGGTGCTGGTGTTGCCAGTTGCACCGCCACCACTGTTGTCGCTTGCGCGTCGGAAGTGGGAGCCGGTTTCTCCACCCAGGTACTCGCCAGCAAACTCGCCAATGGGCTTGCCCTCGATGGTAGCGACGCCACCCTCGTACTGGACCTTGGTCTTGAGCAGTGCGGTCACTGCCTCGGTCATCTCTGGACGGACATTGCCTTCCGCGAGTGCGCGAGCAATCTCGTTGTCCACGCGAATGGTGCGCAGATCGGTGTCCGCTGCATCTAGCTTCTGCTGTAGCTTCTGGAGTTCCTTGGCATGTGCGGCCTTCAGGGCTTCAAGATCGCCCCCGCGCTCTGCTGCCTGCTGCGCTGCCTCGTCGGCTGCATCCTGGGCTTCTTGAGCCTTCTGCTTGACCTTCTGCTTCTCGGCGAGCAATTCCTTGTTCTTCGCCTTCACCTTCTCAAGCTCAGCGCGAAGTTCCTCAATGCCACCTTCATCGGTGGTCTGGTTATCGTTTGTATCAGACATTTTGTTCCTTCTCGGCACTGCCGTTCCCGGTTGCCTCCACATGAAGGCCAAGCTATTTACTTGGCAACTTGGAGAATGCTGTGCGTAATTCTAAGATGGCAAGGCGCTTTGAAGAACTTTCAGAACAGTTAAAGGCTGTCTTGAAAAGCAAGCGTGCAGGCAGTCGAGAGTATAACTCGGGAAGCTACTATGTTGATGAGGAGATGCTCATTAACTGGTCACTGAAAGCTAAGAACGTTATTTTGCAGGCGTGTGGAGAGTCGTCTCTTCATATCAGGGCTTTTGAGGCTGCTGGCCGCGGCAGTCTTATGACCAACTACGATACGTTGATCCAAAGAAAGGCCGTATTCGAAGCAGCCAAAGAGGACTACGAAGGAGGATATTGCAATAGTGTTCGAAGCTTGATTCAGGCAGAGGTTTTTGAGAGTGAGCTGGATCAAGCAAGGCAGCTCTTTGATGCGGGTTACATGACTGCTGCGGCAGTAATCGCTGGGACTGTTCTAGAAACGACACTGCGTGAGCTTTGCGACAGAGATGGTTTACCTCGGGGTAAACTCGACAAAATGAACGCCGATCTTTCCAAGGCTGGCGTTTATAACCTTCTAGTTCAGAAGCGTATCACAGCGCTTGCTGACATTAGGAATAATGCAGCGCATGGCAACTCAAGTAGCTTTGCATCTGATGATGTTCGGGATATGATCCAGTACATCGAAAGTTTTGTGGGAGAGCGGCTTTCTATATAGTAGTCCGGATCGCTTGCATCTCCCGCAACTGATCCAGAGTAAGCACGGTCCCGTCGCCCTTGATTAAGTCCTGAAGGTCCAGCTTGCCATCGCGCCACATTTTAGCGCGGGTTGGGCCAAGAATTGTATCCTGGATCGCCTCGCCTTTGTCGGTAAGCCACTGACTGAACGTCGTCTCACCCGCAACCCGGCCGTCCATGCTTGCGCGCTCAGATGGGCTCGCCTCGTCCGCATCGGGACCTAGCTCGCGAAAGCTCTTGGTGACTGCCACGCTGATCGAGCGGCAGCGCACATGGCGCGGCGGGATCGGGCCCTCGCCAATGGGGAAAACCTGACCGGATAGCGATGCACAGGTGATCGTCGTGCGGCTGTCTAGGGTGCTAACGAACTGCCAGCCCTTCACCACGTGGGCATTCGCCTTCCAGGTATGCTGCGCAGCTTGATTGCTCACATGGGTGGTTGCGGTGCGGACGATAGCGTCGGCAGAGCGACGGCTGATGTCGAGCACGCCATCGGAATAGCGATTGGCCTTGGTGCCACGGATGCGCGCAACGATCTTGTCCGTGCTCTCGCCCTGTACGAGCCCTAGCCGAATGGCTTGGCTAATCCGGTCAATGCGACCCTGCTCCATGCCCTTTGTCCAGCTGGCCAGGAGCCGCCCTTCCATTGGGGCTTCCTCCACGATCGCGCGGAGCATCGCGGGTGCGGGCAGGGTGGTATCCACGATGGCGATGATCGAGGCATCGAGCGCGCCCTTCTGGAAGACGGCTTCCGCTCTTGCGAAATCGGTAAGCTCGTTGCTCAGCTGGTCGTGAACCTGATGGTAGATCGCGCTGTTGAGAGCCTGCACCTCGTCCAGCAGCTTCTGCAGGCGCGCGGTGGTCTTGGGGCCGATGTCGAAGCCGCGTTCCTCGATGTTCGCCAGGCGACCAGCGATCTTTTCGAGAATGTCCGCGTCGGCGCTGTTGAGCAGCTGGACGACACGGTCGGACAAGCCCTTACCGTATCGTCCAAGCTCGATGGCGTGACGGATGGCCCTGTCGCGCAGGGCTTCGTTCGCCGTGGGCATTAGAGCACCGTCGGGCGGTCAGCCGCTTCCATCTTGGTGCGCTCGATTTCACCTTTGATGTCCAGGGCTGGCGAGAGGATTTCACCATCGCGAAGCGCAAAGAGCAGCGTTTCATGCGTGATCGCACCGGCCTGCCACATGCCCATGAGCGACGTCATTTCCTGCGGCGTCATCTGCTGCGGGAGGAAGTCGGTGTTCAGGCTGTAGGTCAGGTCCGCATTTGTGGTATCGGCCCATAGCGCGAACTGGCGCAGCACTTTTTCCAGCTTGCGCGAGATTGTGCGCGTGAAGCCGGCGAGCGTTGCGTTCTCCGCTGCACGGCGCAGCATCTGCGTTTCTGCTGCCTCAGGGGCGGGCTTTTCCGGTGCCAAGATCGAGTGACCGATGGTGGATAGCTCGTCCTTGATGTTCTTGAGCTTGTTTTCCAGGACGGACGCGCCCTGGCCCTTGAACTCCAGGTATTCCGCGACCGTATCGGGCTCTGGGAAGATCCATGCGGCGCCGGGTGCAACGTTCAGCTTGATGGGGATCTCGTTGCCCTTGTCGTCGGTCTGCGCCTTGAGGCCGCGGACAACGGGGATTGGAGCGCTCAGGAAGTAGAGCACGCTCGTGAGCAAGCCTTCCACGCGGTAGTGCTGGAGGTTCAGGTCTACCGAGTGCTGGAGGATCGACGGGGTAGGGACGAGCTTGTCGGACGTGCTGACCAGCACGAACGGAATTTCGGTTAGCGGTGCGCCGTTGCGGGTTGGCGTTTTGACCAGGCCGGGAGCGAAGCCACCATCGGTGCGCGTCCAGAGGCGAACCTGATAGACGCCATCGTTGAGCATGAGTTCGCGAACCGCTGCACCGTCATTTTCGAGCAGGCGCACGCGAACAATCTGGCGGGTGTTGCGCACCAAGCCCGGAGTGACTTCCAGGATCGTCTCACCCGAATAGCCCGCAATGCGCGGACGATAGCCTTTCTCGATTTCGTTGGCGGCGCTTAGGCCGGTGAAAGCGTCGCGCTCGGGATGATCGACCAGCAAGCCGGTGAAGTTGGTGATCATGGTTTCACGGACGGCCCACTCGGCCAGATCGTCCAAGCTCTCGCCGCTGGGGGTGATCAGCTGGGTGAGGGTCTGCACGCGGGTGCTCGTGCTGTTCAGCTGCGCTCGTTTGCGGAAGATCAGACCGGAAAGGCCCTGCGCGATCTTGCTCGCGGCGGGCAGAAAGCCGGTGCGCTCCAGATGGGCGCGATACTCAGCGTCGGTGTCCTCGGGGTTCGCAGCTGGAAGGTAGACTTTGCCCTGCGCTTTGACGGCTTCTTCGCCATCCAGGAATGCGCGGTTCTTTGCCCAGCGGGCGTATGCTGCACGGATAGCTGGGGTAGGCTCGTTGATGTTGGTTTCGATAGGCACTGTATCCTCTTGCCAATGGCACTCAGGGGCGCGTCACGGGCGCCAGGAGGCAAGAGGGCACGGCTCTCCAGCCGCGAGTATTTACCTGTAGCGGCTGAAAGGTGGGGTGGGGCCTTAGGCCGCCACCCGCTGATTAGGAGATCGACGCAATAACATCGGCAGGCGCTGGCGGCTTCCCCTTGGGCTTTTCGAGCTTGCACTCCCCACTGCTCTTCACAAGTATTCCCATGAGCGATCCAGCCCAGCCTGGGAGGATTGCCTGTGCGGCGACCTTGATGAAATCTTCGCCGCAAACCTCTTTAGCGACGCTCCGCCACCACTCCTGAAGCTGTATTCCATTCTTGTCCGGGTTGCCTGCCGCTGTAGCGAACCACACCCTCATCAGGCCGTTCAGCTGCTCTTGCGAGCCGTTGTTGATATTGACGAAGAATGTTTTCCCGCTGCCGTCTACAGCCATCAAGTAAGCACTGCTCACCTTCGGGAGCTTGAAGGTTGAAGCAAGTTGGTTTGCTCGCTTGAAATCGAAGTTGGCGACCAGCTTTTTGCATCGATCAGCTGCGCCTTCTTCGGGAACCTCCTTGCTCTTCAAAAGCCAGAACGTCGGCACCGGGTTGGCCGACGGGGCGATGTCTTGGACGAACGCGGATGTCGGCAGGTCTTCGAACGCGGAACAAATCTTCATGTTTCGCTTGGGATCGTTGTTGTCGAGAATGATGAAGGCCAGTGGCTTTCGCGTGGCGAAAACCGGCTTCAACGATGCATCCGCAGTAAGATACTCTCGCGTTGCGGTGAGACTGACATCCCCGAACCCCACGACAGGAGCGGCCGGTGGTGCTTCTGGAGGAGCTGCTGGAGCGGGCGGGGGAGGAGGAGGAGGTGGAGGTGATGCCTCAACCGGCGCCGGAGGAGGAGGCGGTGGTGGTGGCTCTGGCATGCTCGCGCAGCTAGAGATGAAAAGTGCTGCTATAACAACAACATGTAATCTCATGTTCCCCTCCGTTGAGATGGCGTTCGCGCTATGATCTACTAGAAGCTAAACTCAGCACCTTTGAAATGGAATTCGCTTCGCTACAGAGCGAGAAAGGTCAGCGGCTGCTGACGAGTTCAGCGCAACCTTAACGTCCTGATGGGCGTGTAGCCAGCTGTTCGTTTTTGCTCGTGCGCGAGGTCGAGCAGTTCGGTGATACCCCACACAACCGCGTCCATGCGGTCTGGGGATTTGCGACGGCTCGCTGGACTGCCGAAGTCGCACATCTGCTGTTCAAGCTCTTTGAGCGTTCCAACATGGTGGACGACACCGCGCTCGTATTGCGCCGACACAGGTTCAGCGCGAGACGCCTTGCCGCCGGTGGTCGCATTTGCCGAGACGAACTTGAGAGGTGCAGCCGGGAAATGCTTTCGCAGGGTCGCGTCCAGCCACAAGCCGCCCTGGTTCTTCTCCATGATGATGCGGCTCGCACCCCAGGCACGGAACGCCTCTTCGATGGCCTTGCAGGCTGCATCTGGCGTGTAGCGGTCGGATAGATCGTCCAAGACGTAGACATGGCCGTCGCTGGTGATGCCCTGGACGGTGATGCCGGTAAGGTCGCTTTTTGGATCGGCCGTCACAGCTGGATCGCAGGCGATGGTAACGCGCTGGAGGTCGATGTCCTGTTCGCGCAGCATGGCCAGCGTCTCGGCTGGTTCCACAACTGTGGACGGCTTGGGAATGCGATGGTCCCTAAACATGGTCTCGGTGAAGAGCGCATTCTGGTTTTCGTCGGACCACTCACCCGTGACATAGCGACGGCGGCTTGCCGCGCTACCGGCCATCAAGCTCTCGATGTAATCCTCGTGGAGATTGGCCTTGTTGGCTTCCGCCTCCATCTTGAACGCGATCCACTGGTCCGCATTGTGGAGTGCGTCACCGTCCTCGGGGTTCACCTTGGCGACGAATGCCTTGTACTCCCAATCGCTGTAGAAGCGTGGGTTGCAGTCAAAGAACATCTTGTTCTTAAGGACCTTGCCGTCGTTTGTCTCGTTCCTGGCACGCAAACGAGAAAGCAGGGTGGAAACCTGCTGGTAGGACAGGCCGTCCTCGTTGCACTCGTTGATCCAGATGGTGTTGAACTCGTCGCCAAGAACCTTGGTCATGCGGTTCTCGTCCAAGCCATCGAAGAATATCTTGGAGCCGTTGGGAAACTCCACGGTCATGGTGGAGAGACTGATTTGCAGCTGGTCCTTGAGACCGGGCCAAGCCTTATCCAGAACCTCGTGAAGCGTTTTGTCGAAAAGGGTCTTTTCGCAGGAGTTGCGTGTCAGGCGGAAAATGGCATGGCGCGAATTGGCTGCACGAATGGCGCGCTCGATAATCACGTCCAACCAGAAGAAGCTCTTGCCACCACCAGAGCCACCATACGCCAGGAAGAACTTGTAATCGGGACTGGTGACAATCTTGTGCGCTTTGACCTGATCGGGGTTGCGCTTCGTAACGTCGTGGCGAATGCCCTGTTGTGGCTTTGTAGGCTGCATCGCCTACTTAGCAGAACGGGCAATCTTCGGCTGACAGCTACATCAACTGGCTATACGTGGACTTCCTCCCAGGAGGAATGTATGAAGTCACTGTTGATTTTTGGAATGATGTTTGTCTCGGCTCCTGCGTTTGCGCAGGACAAGAACTTCGATGAACTGGCTGCACTGTCCAAGGAGTACCAGACGTGCTTGGTCGATAAGACCACACTTCTGGGCACGGGTAACAGTGAGCCCACGGACAACGTGTTCATGGCTGCACAGGCCGAGTGCGCGGGTGCTCGCGGTGCTATCGTGGCCAAGGCATATGGCACGTACTCGCGGCAGATGGCGGCAGAGTTCGTCCAGGGGTTCACCCAGGCAGCGGAAGAGACGGGAAAGAGCCGGGCGGTAATGGCGCTGCTGAAGGCACGCGCGACCAAGTAAGGAATTGAATGGCGGGGCATCGTTCCCGCCATTTCCACGAGCGGCTGGCGAGCGGTCGCGCTTTTGGCTAATCGTGGGGCGAACGAGCGGCGTGGGGCAACGCGACGGCTCGGGAATTTGAACGGGGGTAGGGATGATCAGCACGATTGTGGCGGCGATGTTCGCGGCCGGTGCTCCGGCATATCAGGATGGTACGCTCTGGGCTTACACGGGCACGGCTTCCGACAGCACCGAGGTTGGTTTCATCGACGTCGCGAACCTGGTCAAATCGGCGCAGCTGATCCGTGGATGGGTGGCCGAGGTGTATAGCCCACCTCGCAATGTAAACGGCAAAATCATCTTCGCTTCGAAGGAGTTGAAGGAATTCGACTGCGATGAGCGGCGGTTTCGCTCGGTCAGCACGGTGCTGTACGCTCACGACGGCGACGCGGCGACTTCGTTCAGCGAGACATCACCGGAATGGATGTACAGCCCGCCCGGTAGTGTGGGGTATGCGATCCTTGCGAACGCTTGCGGCCTCAAGGAGCATCAAACGATGGATGCAGGCTGGGACCCCATGAAGCGAATCGATATGCTCGTGGGTATGCTGGAGGCCGGCAAGAAGGCAGGTTCTTCGAAGAAGTGACAAAAAATTTCGAGGGTGTAATAACTCTTGGAAATGGTTGAAAATACCATGGTGGCTACGCACCTCGGCCCAGCGTCATAGGGGTATACTAGCCCCCCTCGGTGTTCACTCTTCCGCCTAGTCAACCGAGGATGCGACGAACCGATGCTGGGTGCCAGCTGCAACCCTTTGCGGTCTTGATGTGCCGCGCATTCAGGTAGTCGGCGATGCCCTGGAGTGTGGTTGCACCTGCTGCTCGTGCTGCTTCCATATGGGGCATGAGCAGCGCCTTCCGCTCCTCTACCCGCGCCTGTCGCACTGCAATGCTTCTCTGACGCCCAACGGGGCTCACGGAAGCCAAGTTGCCCCGATCTCCTCCCAGCTTGCGTCCGCGTCGCTTTGCTTCTGCAAGAGCTTCCTTGGTGCGCTTGCTGATAGCCTCACGTTCCCATTGTGCCAGCTGCGCCATTAGTCCGATGGTGAGCCTATCGGCGTGCGGCATGTCCGCGAACGCTACAGCCTGACCGCTATCCATGAGGGTGTTGAGGAATGCAGCGTTGCGGCTAAGTCTGTCCAGCTTTGCTACCACCAGTGTGGCACCAGTGAGCTTGGCATATGCGAGTGCGGCTTCCAATTGTGGTCTGTCGTTGCGCTTGCCGCTCTCTACCTCGGTGTACTCCGCTATGGGCTTTGTATCCAGGAAGTCCGCTACGGCTTTGCGTTGTGCCTCCAGCCCTAGTCCGCTGTTGCCCTGCTTGGCGGTGGATACGCGGTAGTAAGCAACGTGCATGTTCTGTCCTGCTGCATTGTCCCTTGCTACAGGTGTTAAAGCCATGCGTGGGGCAGGGCGAGCAGCCAAGGAAGCTCATACAGACAGCTGGGCACAGGGGTGCATCAAGTGTGCGGAACGTCGCTCTTGCTATCAGGGTGAGCGTCTGTGGGGCTCATTGAAGCGCTTGAAAGCGCATGGAAGAGCCCGCAAGCTGGAGGTATGCTGCGGGCTCTTCAACGTCACCGGATCACCGGCAATCCAGCAAATTTGCGACCCGTAATTTGTTTACGTTCGGGACACCGGCCATATGCAGATCGCGGACTTGAACCGCAATTCACGAAAATGCCTTATACGCCGTCGCCGCCCTCGCCCACGATGGAGTTCCAGTCCAGGATGACCGGTTGGTGCTGCACGATGTCGACCTGGGCCTTCTCCCGGAAACGGCGGTTCAGCTTACCAAGTCTCCAGCGCAGATGAGCCACTCGCTCCTTGTCCCTCTGGAAGTCTCCCGTACTGGCGACGCCCTCGCTGAGAATGTCGTCGGCTAGGTCGTCCAGGGTCTCGGCGTGCTCCTCGTAGGCAATGTAGACGCTCTCGCGCAGGGTTGGGTCTTCACGCATCCACCTACGGAACGTGGAATAACCGGGCATGTCATTCTCGCTGCAAATGGACAGTAGGCTCCGTCCGCACGCGATCTTGTCCAGGATGGTGTTTACAAGGTCGTCCGATCGCTTGGTCGGCTGTCCCGGCCGTGCTCTCGTGGCGTTGTCGATGGACTTTTGCACAGGCGACATTAGCGCCGATTGTGCAACGGCAGGGTTTTCCGCAGGTCTGGGCAGCGTTGTCCGCTTGGTTTTCTCACTCATGCCCATATTTAAGCAGGGCCGAATTTCTGTTACCTTCGCTACATTGACAAGCGGGGTCGCATGGCAGGCATGGACGATTACGAGGTAGCGCGGCAGTCACCCTTGGGCTTTTGCGCAAAAGCCACTAAGGCTCGCTACCTGGCTTACTGCCATTGGACCATGAAAGAAGGCACTCCACTCGACGGCTCGGACGTTGATGTCGATGAGAGTTATGCCAGGGCTGCGTTGTTTGAAGGATGGCTTCGGGAAAGCAGTCTTGCCCTTGAGCTGATCGCAAAAGCCGTATTCGCACAAGGAGAGCAGGGGAAAGAGCAACCGCGCTCTGTCCCGAGCAACCACAACGTTCCTCAAATCTGGAAGATGGCTGGCCTTCCCGCACTCCCGAGAGAACAAGAGTACCATCTAGCTCTTGCGTATCAGGTTCTCCAATGGTCTGGCCGGTATGAGGCTCCCTTGAAGAGCGCCAACGATCTCTTCGATCTGCTGAACAAGTTGCGGCCAAAGGAACGGCTTGGCGCTGCATTCATATTGAAGCGGCACCCTTCCGCCTGGGAGAGCTTCGATGCTATCTACCGCCTCGCTGAACGGGAGTACGTTGCGCGATCCATCGCGTATGAGGAGAGCTTAGGCGTTCCCTTCTGATTGCGGGCGAGGCCAAACTGCGTTCACCTCGGCGCTGTAGAAGTGGATGTCGTGATAAACCAATCGCTGGTGATCGTTCACGCTAATGGTCACACGCCCATTTCTGTGATCGAATTCAATTTGATCGGTGCCAAGGATCGCTCGAAGCGGCTTGTTGCCATATCGACCCCAGAGCGCCATCCCCTTGAGATGCACCTTGTCGGCTAATTCCAGGTCGACCCTCTTGGTGAAATGCTGCTTGCGTATAGGATCGTCAGGCGCCGGGCCCATGATCTTGTAAATTCGGATCAAGACATGGTTTAACTGCATGTCCGCCTTGTGCTCGGCGTCGTTGGTGATCGCAGTCTGCAGGCCCTTTGTCAGCAGAGCAGTGTCGTATGATCCTTTCGGCTTTTCTTCCAAATGCGGGTCGCTCGAAGCGGATGGTTTGAGAAGCCACAATGACAGGGTGTAGAGGTTGGTCAGCACCAGGATGACAAAGCATATGGCGAGGAAGTGACTGGTGGTCCAGAACGAGCCAAACACCTGCTTCTTTGTGTCGTCCGTCATCACGAAGCCCGCGACGCCGATTAACCAGCTAATTCCAACTCCAATTCGGACAGGGAGGCTCTTGAGGACGGAATAGGCTTTGCTCATCCCCGCACGTTAGCGGAGGTCGTTACGGCTCTCTAGCGGCTTTTCTTATGCTCGCGTTCGTAGCGGCGGTAAAGCTGGCGCAAGGCTGGTCCATGCTTGATGTTCAGCTGGAGGGCGATTTGCTCCGGGCTGCAATCCATGGCGATCATGATCAGGCCGGTAGCGGTCCGGGCTTCATCGAGGAATGCGACGGGCTCGGCTGGTATGGGGGTATCCAGGGCGAATTGCCAGCAGCCGGGCCATGCCTTGGGGTCTTGCTGGAGGTCGTGTGCCTGGACGAGCGTGAGAATGATGCGGGGCAATCTGTACTTAACGGTTCCGCAATAACGCGTTACTAAAGCCCGTGAACATGAAAGCGCAGCCAAACCGGCGCGGCAAAGCCGTGCGGATCGCCAACCTAGGTGCTGACTTCCACGCGAATATGCCGCAGCTGGCGGGCGTCGCGGCAGTCGATCGGAGAGCCAAGGCGTTCATCGTTGACAAGTTTTATGACCTTGGTGAGTACCTGCTTGCCGCTGGTCAGCGCTACATCGAAGCTGCTCGCGAGCAGCACCCCAAAACTCATTTTGTTTTCGACTTCCACGTTGGGGCGCCCGCGCTCCTGGGTGGCACGTTCGGCTACAATTGGAAAACGAAGCAGATGGCCGCTTGGATCTGGACCGAGCAGCTGGAGCTTGTGGACGCTGCCGACCCCGAACAGGTTCGGGTCCAGCATGCCGAGTTCATGGCCTTGATGGATTGATCGCGCGCGACCACGGACGCACCGAAAAAATTCGATCTCAGATCTAGAACCGGAGCCCACGGGGTTGTGGATGAGGGCCATGAACGCTTCGAGCGTGCCTGGCTTAAATTGGTTTGCCCTTCTCGCTTGATGCGCGCGAAGAGGAGATTGAACCGATCTTGAGGGCGGCAACGGCGATAACGTCTACCTCGAAGCTATGATGGGTTGGCCGGCAAGTGGCCTCATGCTGGTAAAGCGAGCGCCGCTTAAGCATGAGGGGGGGGGGCTGCGGAGCTGGTAGTTACCTCAGATCGTGCGCGTTCTCTGCGCATTGTCGGGTCGAGCCGACCCTCGGCGGTCAGTTCTTGTCCCTCTGATCCCAGTAATGCCGCATGTTCCACGTGCGATCGCAATATGCTGCGCATCGATCTCGGAACTCATCCCAAGGTACCTTGGCCGCATAGCCGAGTAGCAGCAGCCAAGCGGTCAGATAAGTTGCAATGATGGGGCTGTCGCCCCCGACCGAGCTCAAGGCGCCAGAAATCTGACGCACTACATGGCCAACATACAGAAAAAGAGATGCCAAGGCGGTGAACGAGCCGAGAAGGGAGCACCAGTTGTCGAATATCCCGCCCCGATAGAGCGATCTCATCAGCCCCGCTAGCCCCTGAGATGACCATCAGAAGTACAGCGCTGCCGAGCAAAACCGCCTTCATCGGCCACGTCAAAATTATCACCTCATGGCCATTAGCAAGTTTAGCCCCGGCCTGTCGAGATATGCTTGACAGAACCTGAACCGGTATGTGGATCATGAGTACGAAAAGGGCTGCGACGACAATAAGGTTTAGAACAAAGAATAGGGGCCGGTGAAACTGGGGTGTCCGGTCAGCCCACCGACGGTGGGAAGCGATTGCCCTCTTAAGTCGATCCAATTTGGCTTACTCCAGCTATTTGTGCGATTATCGTTCGGTCTATCGCAGACTGTCCTCGAGCTTATCGGTGTATAGTACCGAAAACAGATTTTAACACTTTGGGCTCATCACCTTCGTCAGCTGTGAGGCGAACCCTTGGGGAGGGCGTCGCCAGCCGAACATAATGGAGGCTGTATAGTGTACGCGATCTACGTCGCTCAACAAAAAGTGCTCTCGGACGATCTCGTGTTGTATCGCCAGGCCCCTGTTGGGCAATACCTGGTAAAGATCGGCAAGGCGTCGGATCTGTCCGGGCGGATGCTAACGATCAACGGCGAGGATGAGCTTCGGGACTGGAAGTATCTCGGATGGAGTGGGTGGAGGTTCGTCCGGTTTCGAGAAGTTCATCCGGGAAGATTGCATGTATCGGAACTGGATAGTCATGATCGATTCGCGAAATATAAGTTGGGGGAGGAGGCGCGGAAAAGATTGGCTGAAGGACGTAACACTGGGTTCGAGCTGTTCCTCGGTGGTGAGGAGATGCTTGATCAGTTAAAATCTGAGTTTAGGCAGTCAGCTTGGGGACATGGGCAGCTTCAGGATTATCAGGAGTTCTGCGTCCCTGATTTTCATCGGACTGAGAGGCCCGATCTCCGTGGGCCATTTTCCTAAAAATGTGCCGGGGAAATTCGCAAGAACTTCGTTGTATGTCTCCGGTGAGAAGAGGCGAAAATCTTCGAGGAGTTCGGGTGGCCCTTTACTGTGGCTTCTCCGAAGCAAGTGAGCGCTGACCTCTGCGCGTTGATCCTGCTGAGGCGTGATTGAGTGCTCGCCCTCTAACCAGAGTGGCAACACAAACTGGTTATCAGGAGCGCTTGTGCTGCTGATGCAGATCGGAGTTCTACAGCATGGCATTCGACCCCAAGAGCCTGGTTCCGGCCGCACACGTTGAGGCGTTCTCCAAAGCCACTGGTCAGCGCAGCATGAAGCAGGTTGCACTCGACAACATCGAGCGCACGAAGGCGCTGTTCCTGGACAGCAAGAAGGAAGGCAAGCGCAACTTCAAGGCTGTGGGTGACCGAGTGGCGTTCACGATCCGGGTCAACAACACGGCGCTCATGCTGGAGGTGGCCGACGTAAATGGCACCAAGGTCGATGTGCGCGAGATGACTGCGCCAACCAAGGCATTCGTGGATGCGCTGGACTACTATGCGGAGCGCATCCGCAAGGATGAGTTCAAGGCGCAGCTGGATGCTCTGGCGGGTAAGCGCGAGCAGCGCACCAGCAAGATGCGGCAGACGCGCGCGGCAAAGAAGACCGAGGGTGCAAAGCCCTAA